GCGTACAAGCCTTGACGCTGTTGTACTGATTCTAAGTAAGGATTAACCTGGTTCACAAACTTGTTACGTGTTGTTTGTGTATTAGGCTCAAACACAATCTGCTCACCCAACTGACCGATGTAGTCCTTAAGAGCTATTAACAGTCTTCTTACGTTAACTCTATCAAGAGCCGATGGCTTTTGTTGTAGAGTTTTCTGACCGTAGATCACTGTGCCTGCTCCAGGGAATGTTGCAATTGGGTTAACTTTACCTTGGTAAAGAACGTTTCTGTCGTTCACTGTCAATCTTCTCTCTGGCTGTAACACAGTTGAAAGAGATCCTCTATTAAGACCTGCAGGGGCGAACCACTCTGCTGATACTTTATCGTTGTATTCGTAAACTGCAGGGATAAGGGTAGAAGCAGGAACAAAGTTAATTTTTCCAGTTTCACGGCTTCTTATTTGCAACCATGGCCAGTACGTTGCTGCGTATGAGTTATCGTACCCAGCGGCTAGACTAGTTACAGTGTTAATTTGAGCTCCGTACCCAACCATATCAACGACTGCGATAGCGTCTCCTCTAGTTTGAACTAGAGTTATTAAATCATTTACTTGTGTTGGTGCGTTTTGTGAATTTAAACCAGGTGCGTAGATAGCGTTGAAGTTATAAGCGTCTTGGTTTTCTAATAGACTGATAGCTATGTTGTAATTATCACCCAATAAACCTTGGATGTTGTTTGCTTGAGTAGCTGTCGCAGATGGAATGCTTTCGAACATCTTTAGTGGCTGTAGTCCAAATCCACCGAATAGTGGTCCTTGTGCGTTAGCAAAAGCTCCTGCTGAAGCTCCTGTTCCTACTTGTGGTAGTGATCCAGTGTATATAGCTTTTGGTTGACCGCTTTGATTGAAGTACCCAGGAGTTGGCTGATTAACAGCTGAAACTCTTACGTACTTAGATTTGTTTTGGTAAGAGCCAGTAGTCTGTAAGAAGTACTCTCCGTTAGAGTCTGTAACTACAGTTTGAGTTTGATCTCCTATAACGTAGGCTATGTAATTGTTTTCGTTTGGATCTAAAGATAGACCGTTCCAAGTTTCAAGTATAGTTTTGCTGTTATCGTAATCGTCTCCACGACGGATAGCAAGGTTGAATACTCCAGATCCTGAAGCAACACCTGTGATTTCCCAACGAACGTTAGCCGCTGAACCAGATGCTAGTGATCCACTGAAACCTAAAGAACTTGTGTTGTTCATTACAGTTCCAACAGACAGAGTTTCTAAAGTGAATGAAGTGTTTCCGTTGATTGCAGGAACATTTGCGTTAGCAGCTGTGTAAGATCCTGATGCTACTCTAGTAACTATAAGAGAATCACCGCCTTGCTCAAAGTAATTTAGAGCGGCGATTGAAGTCAAGTATTCGTAGTTTAAACCCCCAGAAATAAAAGTAGTTCCGAAGAGTGCTTTGAATTGTGAGTAAGAAGTTACCACAGTTGGAATGTTAACGGGTCCAACTACTGTTGGTCCTATCAACGCTGCTCCTGCAGCTATTGGTCCTTGTGTTATTTGTGAAGCGTCGTTTTCATTTAAGAAAACTCCTGGACTTAGTAGTGTTTCGGCCATTTAGATTTTTATTTTAACTAGTAATAAATATCGGTATTTGTTCAAAACAAAGATTTAAAATTCTCCGGTTTCAATATTTATGTTGACATTACCGTATTTCGTTTTTAAATCAGTAGTAATTGTCATTTCCTTGTCTCTTAATTCCTTTATTTTTTCTTTTAAATAGTCTTTACTTAACTGTAAAGATAGGATTTGGTACTCTAATTGTCCCAATTCAAACACAACTTCAGACACTTGATTCTTAGTTTCGTTTATCTGCTGTAACTCTTCGTCTGTGATTTTTGCCATAAATTATTTTTTAGTTGATTTCTTTTTAGTAGTTTTCAAAGCAGGTTTTGCTTTTGTTTTTACTTTTAATTTTCCTATAGGTTTTACTTTTGCAGTTTTCTTTATTTTAGGAAGCTCTATTAGAGTTTCGTTTATGTTTGCTTTTGCTACTTCTACTGAAGCCACAACTTCTGAGATTTTGGCTTTAGCTTCTAGAATCTGTTGCTGTCTATTCCATTCGTCTATGTGAGCTTGTTTATTTAACTCTTCTTGTTTGTGTTCGTGATAAACTCTGATTGTTACAATAGCTACTAATATCGCTATAATAATTAATACAAGCATGACATTCATATGAGTCTTATTTTATTTATAAATATAATAGATTGCTTGAAAATTACGAAGTTACTATTTTAAATTCTCTGCCAGGATGTTGGCCTTCAAGTTCAAGAAGTTTCGCTTCAGCTAATTCTAAATCTTCGTAAGTAAATTCCTCGTCTTGAGGATCCAACTTAGCAACGTAAATTTGTGGGTTGCCAGGTATGAACTGTTTTAGTATCGTGTACTTCATTGTGTGTGTTGTTATATGTAATAAATATTGAATATCATTGATACGAATTAGTAATCATCATCAATCCATCTTATAAAAATAGGTGCTGCTGTGATTAATTCCCATGTTATAACTAATTGTCCACTTGCTCCTTGTCCACCTCTTACGTTAGTACCTTCACCTGAGCCACCGCCACCACCTCCAGGAATACTACCTGTTAATGTATTGGCTCCTAAACTTCCACTAGCTCCATTTCCTCCTCCAGTTGGCGCAGTTCCACCAGCTCCTGGTGCGTTGTTTGCACCATTTACTCCGTTTCCTCCGTTTGCTGCAGAGCCAGCAGAAGAACCACCGCCACCTCCAGCACCAGTTGCACTATTACTACCAGATCCTCCATTACCTCCACTAAATTTAGTATCACCTATACTAGATGCAGCAGATCCGCCAAGCCCACCACCTACCCCAGCAGTTCCAGTTGGACCAACACCACCACTACCACCTATAGCTAATGTATATGCACTAGAACTAAACCAACTAGATTGACCTGTTTGTGCAACAGCATTTAATCCTACTGAGCCAGATCCACCAGCTCCTACAAAAAAAGTAAATGTAGTATTAGGTACTACGCCAAATGTTTTTTTTGAATAAGCTCCTCCACCTCCACCAGAACCACCGTCTTCATTATCGTTGTTACCACCACCTCCACCACCTGCTCCCCACACTTCTACTGATACGGAAGTAACATTTGCTGGTACAGTCCATGATGCTGATCCTATAGATTGTGATGTGAATGTAAAAATTGCCATAACTTATATAATTATAGAATTTTAATGAAATCAACTTGTACAGATACTTCGAACGCAGATGATGTTACAATAAGTTCTAAGCTATCTCCTGGATTGTAGTCTGTATTTTGTACTGTACCACCTACTGTCCATGTATCGTTGTTAGTTACACTTATGTTAGAAGCTAAGTGTGCAGTGCTTCCACTCTTCTTAGCGTTAACTTGTGTGGTTCCGCTTCCTGATTTGTATCCGTATACAGCTACTACTCTTGATTTGTATGGCGCTCTCCAAACGTTTATAGAACTGGTTATGTTTAGTCCATTTACTAAGTCTATGATAGTTCCCCCTTTTGAAAATATACCAGATCCTCCGCTACCGCTTACTATTAAAGATCCAGTTATAATTACATCACCTTTTACGTCTATCTCAGTAGTAGTTGATCCACTTAATATTAAAGATCCTGTTATAGTTACATTTTGATTTAAATTAGTTGATATAGAGGAAGCGAATGATGCAGTTTCTGCGTTAAGAACGTATGAAGCTGATTGAGCTAGTGTAACGAATGACGCAGTCTGTGCTAGTGTAACAAAAGATGCAGTTTCTGCGTTATTTGACCAACTTGCTGTTCCAAATAGAGATCCTGTGAATCCTCCAGTTGCTGTAACAGATCCTGTCACTGAGAAAGATCCTGTTATGTCTGGTGTGTATATTTTCATTGTTTTGTTTTGAGTTTAATGCTGTATATGTTAGATAACGTTATTTTAATTTCTCATTTGAAATTCAACGTATAGTGCTCTGCCTGGTACTCCAGCTCCTCCTGAACCTTGGTACGGTGTACAAGACAATTGATAACTTCCTGTATTATACGCAACTTGTGATGACCATCCATTATAGTTTCCAGCTGTATCTCCAAATAAAGCGTAAGGTGCCGCAGTTTCTGTTCTAGTATAATTACTAGGACCTACTAATATAAAAACGCAACTTCCAACTGCATCATTAGGATCTGTTATCGCTCTAATATTAATATCTGATCCAGCTACGCCAATTAAAGATGATGAGTATATGTAACCTTGTGATAAATCTGTTATCTTAGTATCAGTTAATGAATTATAAATTTCAAAACGCACTACTTGTTGTAAGTGTGCTACATTATCTAGCATTTGAACTTGCATTATCATATTATGCTGATGTGTTTGCGTTTGTTGTTATTACAAATTTCACTCCTAATAATCTTGCGTCTGTTGTAAGAGTATCTCCAGCATTAGCTGGATCTCTTCTAACATTAAACATAATCAAATCATTACTTATAGGAGTACCACCTATAGTTATTGCGCCTGATTCATCACTTATTGATAAATTATTAAGAGAATCATATGCATCTGTTACAGTTACTTCTGTTCCAAATGTAGCGTCTAAAGGATCTGAATTACTCAAAGCTACAGCTTTAATTGCCCACACTACGTTACCTGTTGCCACAGCAAGTGGTTTCCAATAAAAGAAAGCTGTTACTGTGCCTAAATTCCAATTTCTAGGAAATGCTATTTGAAAGTATGCATTCTCTGATAAAGTTTGATCAAAATCTAGAGTCCAATAGTTTACTCTATTTGTCGTTGTTTCAACTCTCTGTACAGCAGACGATCCTGATGTTATGGTTGGTGACATAGCTGAAGCAGGTACCCATATGTCTTGTTTTCCAAATACTGGAGCATATGATGCGGTGCCAAATAAGCTACCTGTGAATCCACCTGTTGAGCTTACTGAACCAGTTACTCTCAAAGATCCTGTTATAATAGCTGAACCAGTAAATGGAAAAGCTGCCCCTCCTCCACCGTTAAGAGCATATGATGCAGTTATAGCATAAGAAGCTGTTGCTGGTACAGAAGCCGTTGTGTAAAGTATGCTTCCTATTATGGTTGCTGCACCTGCTATCGGTTGAGGGAATAAGATGTTTAAGTTGTTAGCATCAACTATCGATATTTCTTGAGGAACTACAACGTTAGAAGTCGAATCGTATACTGTTATTATAGGATAGCTCGAATTCAGATTGTGATTGATTGCCCACGTACTGCTTGGACTCGATTGATTGAAAGTGTATAGAGTTCCAGCGGCAAGTCCTGAGTTTAGTACGTAAGACGCTGTTATAGCAAATGAAGAAGTTCCTAATAAACTTCCTGTAAATCCTCCAGTTGATCTAACTGATCCAGTTACTGTTAAAGATCCTGATATTATAGCTGATCCTGTGAATGGGAAAGTTGTACCAGTTCCACCTGGACTTGATAGAGCGTACGATGCTGTTAGCGCATACGAAGCAGAAAGAGCAGGATTCGCTGAAGTAAATGTTGAGCCTGTTACATAAGATGCTGTTCCTAACAAAGATCCAGTTAAACTTAATGCTCTTATTGAACCAGATACAACTGTTATTGATCCAGAAGGAGTTAACACTATAGAATTGCTTACAAATAAGCTTCCTGTTATAGTTACATTCTGCGTTAA